GGCGCAGCCGGAGCAGATGACGCTGTGGTAGAAGGCATCATCTGTGATCTGCCGAATGCAGATGACGTGCCAAGTGGTGCGAACACAAAGACAGTCGCAGTCGCGCTGAGCGGCTCGTTCGACAAGAACACAGTCGCCTATCAAGATGGCACTGCGCTCACTGGAGCTGCTGTCGCGAATTTGCGCGACAAGCAAATCTTTCTCGATCCGGCGACACCAGCCGGGGCCTTCGCGCCATAAAACCGAGTCAACCAACCGAAAGGACAACACTGCTATGAGCAACATGAACCCAAACTACGAACCGAGGACACTGCTCGCTGCGTTCGAGCAAGGCCCCATCACCGCTTCATTTCTGCGCGACACTTTCTTCAAAGGTCGCGACTTCCCGCCGACGCCGCTCGTCGAGTTCGACTTTAGGCGCGGTCGACGGAAGATGGCGCCCTTCGTCGCGCCGCTCGTTGGCGGCAAAGTGATGGAGCGTCAAGGCTACGAGACACGCTTCTACCGAGCGCCACGCATCGCTCCAGTGCGCGCACTTCGCACGCCTGATCTTGAAGCGCGCCTGCCGGGCGAAACGATCTACGGGGCTGGCACGCCTGCAGATCGCGCAGCTGAGCTGCTCGCTGATGACGCGATCTTTCTCGACAATGCGATCACGCGCAGAGAAGAGTGGATGTGCCGCGCGCTGCTGCTCAACGGCAGCATCACAGTCACAGCCGACAACGGCTACACGAACGTCATCAACTTCATGGAGTCGAGTGCGGGCGCGCCGAACAACCACTTCGTGCCAACGATCAAGTGGGACCAGACGAACAGCGATCCGTTCGCTGATCTTGAAGCTGCACGACTCGCAGTGATTCGCGACAGTGGCATCTCTCCGAACGTCGCGCTGTTTGGTTCAACTGCGAAGTCGACGTTCTTGAACAACGCTGCAGTCGCAAAGTTTCTTGACTCGATTCGCTTTCAAATGGCGACGATCAAGCCGATCATCGACAGTCAATCGATCGTGCGCTTCGGTGGTCAGGCTGGTCTCGAATATTACTCCTATGCAGAATATTTCGAGGATGACGCAGGGACGCTCTATCCGATGCTGCCGCCTGAGCTTGTGCTGCTCGCGTCAACTGAGACGCCGAACAAGATCGTCTACGGCGCGTTCACGCAGCTCGAAGACGTGAAGTCGAAGCGCTTCGTGACATATCAGACTGATCGAATCCCGTTCATCTACGGCGATGAGGACGATGGGCAGTTGTTCTATCGCTTGACGTCGTGCCCGCTGCCGATGCCAGCTGACGTTCTCGGCTGGAGAATCATCGAAGCGATCACTGGCGCGTCGTATCCGTTCCCGACTCCGGGCGAAGTTGCTTACTTCAACCCGAACGATCCTGACGCTGGGCCGCCTGAGGCGCAGCCGAAAGGCAAAGAGGGCGTCGACTTCTGGAAGCCCACAAAGGCTGAAGAGAAAGACAGCGACGAAGCGAACAGCGATGGCAATGGCGGCAACCTGAATGATCACACCGTCGAAGACCTGCGTGAGATCGCGCAGAGCGAAGGCGTTGAAGTGCATTCGCACGCGACGAAGAGCGAGATCATCAAGGCGATCAAGAAAGAGAGGAAAGCGAAAAAATAGTGCCCTGCGATACTGGAGGACGTTATGAGCCTGCGCGATCAGTTTGCGCCTGATCTGTCGAACGTGTTCGTCAATACTGACGAGTTCGCGACTGAGCGCGAATTTCGGATCAAAAAGGCTGATGGCAGCTTCAACGTCTTCACCGCTCCTGTCGTCTGGGATGAAGAACAATCGAAACGGCATCCACTCGTGTCTATCCATGGCATGTATCTAGGAGATGTAATCTGCTTCATTGAGCATCGATACCTGCCGCGAGTGCCCTTCGCTGGCGAGCTGATCTACTCGCCAGCGAATGAACCGTGGGAAGTTCTCGACTGCACTGACGAAGAAAGCTGCTACAAGCTCGCGCTCTCAGCGTATCGTTCGCAGCCGGGCAAATACGGGAGCAACTGACGATGATGACGATTGACGCGCAAACCATGAAGAAACTCGAACGCGCAGTCGGTCACATCAAGAACGGTGTGCCACGCGTGCTCGCTCCGGCGATCAATCGCGCGCTCTCTTCAGGTCGCACAGTCGTCAAGAAAGAGATTCGCAAGGAATACATCATCAAGGCAAAGGACATTCCAATCTCTCTGCATCGCGCAAACTACACGACGCTCGGAGGCGAGCTGCTGATCAAGGATTCAATGCTTGAGCTGAACAAGTTTCGATACCTGCCGAAGTTCGCTCGACGTGGTCGAATGCGACGCGAGCTTTTCGCGCAAGTGAAAGTCGGTCGTGGTGGCACGATCTCGCGCGGCTTCGTCACCAACAGCGGCGCAGGCCCTTATGTGCGCAGAGGCGACGCGCGTCTGCCGATCAAGAAACTTTTGGCGATAGGCGCGCCGATCATGGCGTCGCAACCCGCCGTGGGACCAGTTGCGAACAAACGCATGGGTGACGTTCTCGCAAAGCGACTTGATCACGAGATCAAGCGCGTGCTTTCAACTGCGGAAAGGTAAAACCTTATGAGTGGTTATAGAATCTTGTTGCTGTTGGGCGCGATTGCGTTCCTCATCGGAGCGCTGCAGCCTTGTTTGACTGGCGGCGGCCCGCGTTCTATCGGCTGGCAAAATCTCGGACTGGCGTTCGTCACGTTCGCCGTATTCATTGGAGCGCACTGATGCAAACAAAACCTCTGCTCTGGACGTCAGTGATCTTGTTCTTCATCGGCTTCATCATCGCGCCAGTGATTCATCTGATGCACGTTTCGCAAGAGGCAGGTCAGTTTCTTGCAGGCATCAATTTTCTCTGTGGCGGGTGGGCGTTCTTTGTGCTCGCGCAGATCAAAGGTGAACTATGAGCGCACCGCAAGCACTGCAGCAACCTGACTTCAACGTTCGCGCGCATAGCGTCTACGATCTCGAAAAGACGCTCGTGAAGTTCATCAAGCAGCTCGTCGAGCCGTATCGCTTCGACAACCCGACGCTGAATCTCGCGCAGCAGCCGGGCGCATTCCCGAAGGACTACAGACCTGACGAGCCACCTGTGTCGTTCGATCCGACTGCACGCGCGCAGACGCTCGCGTTGAAAGTCGCGCCTCGCGTCGAGCGTGGTCGCGTCCCGCGCACAGTGACAGGCGAGATCGCTGTCGATCGGCTTCCTGATGTGCCAGCGATCCTGATTCAAGCGACTGCTGCTTCTGTCGCGCTGAACGACTCGCACACGTCGAAGGATGTGACCGTGCGCATCTTAGTCAACGCTTATGACGAGAACCCTGACAGCGGCGGCTACCAAGACTGCATCAACATCGTCGAAGCGCTTGAGATCGCGCTGACGAGCTTCGGCTGGGGCGCGCTGAATGGCGCTTATCCGCTCATTTTTCCGATCGAATGGAAACTCGTCGAAGAGGACACGTTCCCTCACTACATCGCTGAGATGACGACACACTGGCAGCTGCCCGCAGGCCGACCGCTGCCCGACATCGATCTGTGGACGCTCGCACCCGGTGAAGCGCACGAGTTCAAACTTGAGCGCACGCCGACGAAAATCGAGGACATCATCCCGTGACAAAGATCAAAGGACAAGTGCGCTATTTAGGGCCGACGATCGCAGGCATCGGGCTGCACTACGGTGCTGGCTTCACGAACGGCATCTATCCGCACTGGTATCAGTTCATCGAGCAATGTCCCGCGCTCGGTCAACTGTTCATCCCTACTGCTCGCGTCGCTGTTGTGCGTCGCGAACTCAATTTCGACTACGCGCGAAACATGCGCGGCACTGCCGGCAAATATGTCGCGTTCTATCGAGAGGTCCAAAATTGGCTTGCAGAACGAGCCAGAAAACAGCAACCATCAGAAGAAGGAGTGAAAGTAAAACACCATGCCTAATCTCGGAGCTTTCAAGCACGGCGTCAGCTGGTCTGACGTTCCCACATCAATCATTGCACCAGTCTCAGCCTATCCCGGGCTGAACGTCGTCGTCGGCTCAGCGCCGCTCTGGATGACGAAAGGCAGCGCAGACTACGTCAACAAGCCGCGCATCTACAATCGCTATGAGGACGCAGTCTTGGAACTAGGTTACTCGACCGACTGGGACGTCTACGACATCTGCGAGCACATGGACGCCCTCTTCGTTGAGTTCAACATGTTCCCTGTCGTCTATATCGCAGTCAACGACCCGATGAAAGGCGCGACGACTCATGCGCCGTCGCCGTTCACGCTCGTCGATGGCTGGGTCGACACCGCGCTGCAGCTCGTTCGCGACACAATCACCGTCACTGACACAGGCGCCACAGTCACCTATGTCGAGGGCACTGACTACGTGCTCTCATTGTCATCGCCGAACAACACATGGGTCATCACTCGACTCACGACTGGCGCGATCGCGAGCGACACAGCGCAGATCGAAGTCGGCGGCAAGATTCCGAGCGCGACCGCAACGACAGCTTCAGACATCATCGGCGGCATCGACGTTGTGACTGGCGCGCGCACCGGTCTCGAAGTCATCGAAGACGTCTTTCAAGCAACAGGCTTCGTGCCCGGCGTGATCATCTGCCCGAAGTTCTCGAAAGACCCAGTTGTCGCAGCTGCGATGGAAGCAAAGAGCGAAAACATCAACGGCTGCTTCGCGTGCACCTGCTTGATCGACGTCGACACGACTGCAGTGAAGAAACCGCAGGACGTGAACACATGGAAGAACACAAACAACATCGTCTTTCCGCGTCAAGAATGCTTGTTCGGCAAGCCTTCGCTCAAAGGCACGATGGTCGGACAGCCCGGCAGCATGACTGCGATCGATAAAATCTTCAACTTCGCGAGTCAGCAAGGGCCGCTGCTGCAGTGGACTGACACCTACAAGGGCAACGGGCTGCCGTTTCACTCGCCCAGCAACAAGAATCTGCGCATGAACGCGCTGCTGCTCGACGACGGCAGTGAGCTGCCGATGCACTTGTCTGACGCGAACATGATCAACGGTCAAGGCGTCATCACTGCGCTCAACTGGATTGGCGGCTGGCGCTCGTGGGGCAACAGGAC